CACTACTAAAAATTTTTACGGTAAAAACCATTATAAACAGGTAAAAAGATAATATATGGAACGACTGCTTAAAAATTATCTGGTTGTAATTCTTTTCTTGGGTGCTTGCAGTTCATTCTATTTCATTGGTGAAATATGGCACCGCCCTGCATTCCAGAAAGAAATCGTTGAAGACAGGAAGTTTTCAATGCCGGTAACTATCGAAATGTATACTGTTATCAATGACGGTGTTACACGTCGAGTAGTTGCTTCCAAGGTTGTTACTGATTCTATTACTCATAAGGACACGGAACTTGTGAATCGTGCGATTAAAGAAGCGACACATCACATGATTGCGACCCGTCAGAGAGAAATCGACCATAACGACCATTACTGGCGAAATGTAAAGTTTATCGATGTAGGAAAAGAACAGACGCCTATCAGACTTAACTTTCTTGAGGAAGAAAATTAATGGATAATCATGTACATCACCCGCATGTAACGTATTCCAGCGAAGTTGGCGGTGCTTATTCGAAGGATTATTATAATGATAAGGCCAGAAATTGTGACGACTGTAGTGAAGATCTTGGCTGCGGATGTCTAGGACTTTTCTTCATGTGCATTGCTATGCTTTCTGTTGCTCGTTTCTTTGTACAATTCGTAGGAGCTCCAAACAATAGTTTTACAAACTTTTGTCTTCAAACAAATAAGCCTTGTGTTGACGCAAAAGATGCAGAACGTCGTGCAGCAGAAGAAAAACGAAAGGCCGATAGCATTAAGTATGTACAAGACAGTATCGTAAAGTATGACCGAATTCATGACAGTATTACCATTGCGATTAAAATGCAGGATAGTCTGGATGCCGAGCTTGCCAAGAAGCAGCAGGTCAAAGCCGAATATATCGCGATTATTGATGACGGTGTAACTTCTCGAGAAGTAAAGGTTAATGCTGTAGCAGATTCCCTTACTCCTGAAGGAATGCAGGCCATGGGCAAATCGTTTACCGAAATGTCGTTGAATGCCGTTCATGATCGACAGAACGAAATTGATAACAATAAAGAATATTATACGAAATTTGAAAGGATGAAAACAAATGATGAAAACCAACTACAATAATGATGAACTTAAGCCGTTCGTTCTCGAAGACCCTCCTAACTATGGAAAACCGAATTACGGATATAAATTCATCGACAAGCATCATGAAAAAATCGAGGTTGCACTTTGGATTTTTGTTCTACTGTGTACGATTATAACATGTAAGGCTTTCTATGAATATGGCCAGGTGAATGATCCGATTTCAACCAAGGCCAATGTAACTGTTACCGTAACACGTCATTCGGAACCGTTTAGCGGTCCAGATTTCAATAAGCGTTATGAAGTCGACCCGAAGATTAAGGCTGCGGTTGATTCAATGTGGGCTGCTGAAAAGGAAAAACGCGATTCATTGAAGGCTGCAGAAGCTGAAAAACGAAAGCAGTTCGTTCGCGACAGTATTCTCGCCTATGTCCATAAGAAGGATAGTATCAGAAAGGAACTTATCCGTCAGGACAGTATCAGACTCGAGCTTGAACGACAAAAGAAAGCTCAGATAGAATATATTGCAGTCATCGACGACGGTATTACCAAACGTACTGTTAACGTCAATACGGTGAGCGATACGCTGACCGAAGGCATGACCAACCAGTTAGGCGAGACATTCAGTACAATGGCCGTAGAGGCTGTCCGTGAGCGACAGAAAGAGATTGATAGGACAAAAGACTATTACAAACGTCTCAGATTGCCTACAGAAAGGTTGTTATAAAAATAGCGGGCTTTGTGCCCGCCTTTTTATTCTTCTTTAAATTTACCAGAAAATTCGCTATTGAAGAATTCTATACCGCATTCGCGAATTATTCTCTTTTTCCATTCAGCGTTTCTGCGTTTGATACAGTTCCATGGAATATCGGTAATATTAAATGAATTCATTTTATTGGACGCCTTTTCATAGATTTTATAAAAAGGGTGTGATTTAGTTGTTGGCGTAGATACGATAATCATCTGGGCGTATGCGCGAGATGCTTGCGTAGGAAATACACACATCATAAAGTCTTCTGCCAGATTGTCACTCATATGTGCGAAATCGTCGATAATCATTAAATCGATAGATTTTCCCCGTATACTTGTTGAATGTGCGGCACAAGCGAAGATTTGTGTCTTATTTTCAAATCGTATTACTTGTCTGTTATTGGTTATTGTTTTTGGTTTTAAAAAATCCGGAAGATTGTTATAGATGTCTTTTATTCTGTACAAGATTTCACACGATTGTGCTTCTTTTGGTGCCAGAATACCGACACACCTATCCGGATTAAATATCGCATACCAGAGGGCATAAACAGCCAAAGCTGTTGTAATACCGCATTGCCTTACAGTTTTTACCAGATGGTTTCGTTTTCCCATGTGTTGTTTTTCTTCCATGGTCGAAATCCACTTGTCAAGTAATTCTTTTTGGAATTTGTAGGGCTTGAATGTACTCGTTCCCTCTTCGGTGAGGATCTTTGTGTACTTACAGAATTGTCGGATATTTTTTGAGCAGGCTCCGATAATATTGGCCTCTTTTGCTGTTATTTCTTTTTTAATCATGTAGTTTTCCTTTTTAATAGAATAATGTCAGATTTCGACCAATATAGCCAACCAATATGGCTCTTCATGTTCAGTCGCTATGGGTTTTTTAAGAGGAAAACCTTTCCGGAATTTTTCTGACCCGTACTGCGGCATTACGTACCGCGTTTGTAAACCTTTCTTATTTATTAAAAAGGGTTGACAAGAATTGTAAAAACTATTATATTTCTAGCATGCATTATAACATTTTATTCGTCGACAAAAGACAACATCCTATTGAACCGCAGTGGTGGACTCGCTATGGAATGTACGTAAGCGAAGACTTGATTGCGGCCGCAAAACTGTATGCTCATCTTCATGAGCAATTCCGTAGAAGCATCGTCACGGTAGACGATTACAATATGTTCGATTTGATTCTTGAAGAAGATCCGAACTTTGACAGTGATTGCAGTACCTATAAGTTTAAGAATCTTAAGGTATTACCGGATATTGTAAACCAGGATCTTGATTACATTCTTGAGCATCCTGAAGTCTATGAAAAGACATGGGTAAAATTTAGCGAGGATAACAATGATTAAGAAGCTGCAACTTTACGTTCTATATTCATACATAAACAACCACGAAAATAGCACTTACTTCAGTAAAGTTATTTTTTCCATGATTTGCTGGGTAGGCAGTGTTATTGGTAATCTCGTAGCATATAAAGAACTGTGGTCGGATAATTTTACTGTACAACTGGCACTTTATGCATGGTCGGCAATGTGTTGTTTCGGTCTGGCATTCTTTATTGCTATGCTAAACAGTGAATCGTCAATCGTTAATATGTCAAATAATTATAACTACGGCTGTAGTTATAATGAAATTAAAATTAAAGACCGCAAAGATTTGCTGTTATTTACTTTTTATTCATATGGCCTTATTTTTTGTTCGGGCGCTATGTTCATTTTATTGCCGTTTAAGATTGTCATATATATTGGCAATATTTTTGTTTGTACAATTCCGAAACATATTATTGATTATTTAATCGGTGATGAACCGGAAAAATCAGACAGTAAGTCCACTTTACAGGAATATAACGAATTCATTACCAGGAAATAATTATGCGTTGTAATAAATGTCCGTTTACAGATTATGACTCTCAAGAAGGATGCACAATTTGCGGCATTTTCGGATGGGACACCGATGATGAAAGATTCACTACTAACCGAAAAGGTGAAGACGGGTGTATCTTTAATCTTAGAACATTAAAAAAATATAATGCGGCAAATCATGCAGCACTTATGTCAGAAGGCCAAGGTAAACCAGATGCAGTTTGAAGATAAATCGGTCAGTTATTTTAATGCCAATACCGAAGAGGCGGTCTGTCCTTATTGCGGTGCGGTCCAGACGGATTCTTGGGAATTGTCCGATAATGACAAGATTGAATGTTGTCATTGTGAAAAGACATTCTATGTAGGCCGAGATGTGACAGTTACTTATACGACACATTGTATCGACGAAGACGGAAATATCGATTACGATGACAAGATGCTTGAACCCGAATGGAATAAGAAATGGGGAATACCTAAAAAGGTTGAATCAGATGCATAATGAACCCGAATATATTTTCGATTGGCAATATAAGTATACCATTAACTATAAGATTAAAGGTATTAGTAATCGAAAATTTTACGATGCAATTAAAAATGTCCAGAAAAAATATGGCTATGGCCAACCGTGCCCGCAAATGGTTTGTTTTGGAGTTAATCAGTGGATGTATTTTACTACGTTTTCTATAGACGTAGTTTTTCAAGAATGGGGACAGAATCGTAAAGGCCGTAACTGGCCGGTAACAATTCATCACATTAAACCCGTTATTGATGAATTTCTTGAAGCCGTAGATGGAGAGATTGTAAGTCATACATTAAAAGAACTACCGTTAGTATATAACGATATTTCTGATAAGCTGAAACTTCCGCTCGAGAAAAAAATTTACCCATAGGGGTTTACAAAAGAAAAATTATTTGCTATATTTACAACGTAAAAACAAAAACAACAAAAAATTTCTTATATATAATATAAAAGGTTTAAAAATGAAGACACTTAGTTTGACACTCCTCCTACTCAGTAGCCTGCTCCTCAGCTGGTTATTGCGTCGTAGTCTAGTGGGAACTAAGTAGTTCGATTTTTTAATCGTATGAAAGTTTATAAGGTTCCCACACAATGGGAGCCTTAATTTTTTATTTAGGAGTATGTTTGTAATGGCTAGCATAGTGGTTTCCAAGTCCACTGGTCTGGGTTCGAATCCTGGTACTCCTGCTATAGCGGTCTGTGATTGGAATTGGAATACAGCATCGGCTTAAACCCGGTGGCCGAGATAAACACGGATTGGGGGTTCGAGTCCCTTCAGACCGATAATATAACGGTATGTGATGGAATGTATACATGCGGGCTTGAGAGGTCCGTGCCCGAAAGGGATTGGGAGTGCGAGTCTCCCCGTACCGATAAAATAACGTCAGGTGGAGTAATTTTGGTAGCCTCGCGAGAATGAGAGTCTCGTGGTAGAAATACCGTGCGGGTTCGAGTCCCGCTCTGACGATAACCTTAGGTGGCGGAATTGGTATACGCAGCGGTCTCAAAAGCCGCGGCCGAAAGGCATGTGGGTTCGAGTCCCACCCTAAGGATAAAATTTTGGAAGCGTAGGCTAATAGGTAAGCCAGCACTTTGCTAAAGTGCCGTGGAGAAATCTGCTTGAAGGTTCGAGCCCTTCCGCTTCCGCTACAATTATCCGCTGGTGGTGGAATAGTTTATGGTAGACACAGAAGACTCAGACGCTTCCGCCTTAATGGCTTGTGGGTTCGATTCCCACCCAGCAGACTAAATGGCCGAGTGATGGAACTGGCGAGACAACGGTGCCTTAGAAGCATCGGTCCGAAAGGGCGTATGGGTTCGAATCCCATCTTGGCCACTATGATTAATTTTAAAGCTACAAGTATGACTTGATTCGTGTAGCTACGGAAACATAGGTATCGAGATAGTCCGTAATCATTCCGAACGCAGGCTTTCGAACAATGTCTTCCTTAGTCCAGCCGATTTTTCCGATTCTGGTAATTTGACATCCATAATCAGAATCCTTGAGTTCAAGCCCACACGTAAACATGAAACGTTCATTTACAAGAGCCTTGGCGTAATATCTGCCGCTCTTATATTGACCGACGCTGATAGTGCTTTTGCTGTTTACATCCGTCAACTTCTTGACGGTATTTACCAAAAATTCAAGATTCGCCGTAGCGGTCTTGTTTGTATTTGGAATATGAATTCCATCAATTAAAACATTCTTGTTAATCATAGTAATATAAGTATAGAAAATTTCCTATGTGTTGTCAATACTTTTTGGGCTTACAAAAAGATTGTTTTTTATTATATTACAAGTCATGGACATAGAAAAATACTTTGCCGAATATAAACCGTCTAAATATGAAAAAATGTCAGATACTGAACTGTGCCAGGAACTTGACAAGATTCGTAAACAGAGGAAAAAACTGGATGAAACTGAAAAAGAAATCCAGCGTATTCGTTCTGCAAGGTATCAACACAATAACTGGTTCAATGAAGAACTTAACTGCGGAGAACCACATATCTAATGTTCGAAAAGGAAAACACTTTACATTACAGTTATCTCGGTAATGAACCGTTTAGTCATATTCATTATATTGACATTTTGAAGATGCGTCCTATTAGAGATGACGATGAACCAAACGAAAAAGGTGGTAATAAGTTCTGGTTAACATTTTCCGTAAATTATGACGGGCACAATACTGACGGTTGTCTTGCTATCGGATGTAAGGGAAGTTACGTTATTTGGAACAACACAAAATACGAAACAGAAGATGACTTTAAAAAACTCTATCTGGAAATACAGAAACGAAACGTAGAAAATATTTTTGATGTATTAGGTTAATGATGGCTGATAATGTGAATGTGATACAATATGCTACGGGTTTGAACTTTATGGGTTTAAATCATGTTCAAATCAATTTTATTGAATTAAATGAACTAAAGGAACATAACGGTATTTTTACATTGGGCTATACTCGGTTTCATGTAGAAAATAAACCGGTTATTGAACATATTGTTATCGGTGCAGAAAATACTTATGTTATTTGGAATGGCATAAAGTATGAAACAAAAGAAGATTTTCAAAAGCTTTATTTAGAAATAGAAAAACGAAATATGGAAAAATTGTTAGATAACTTACCGTAATATAAGGGTTGACGCAAGTCAACTCTTTTTCTATATTGTGATTATGGCATACGAATTCAGAATTATTGAAACAACCATGGCTCCGGTCTATTTGAGTGAAATGAAATTTCATCGGAGAGATTATAAACCAAGCCGTAAGTTTTATATCGCACAATATAGAAAGACTAGCTGTTGGCTTTTAAGTTGGCTTTTAGCAACTGACTGGACCGATATTAAGTACAATGCTGAAGAATATGCTAATTGTAGTAATGTAAGTATTGCGCTTAAGCCGTACAAATATCCGTGTTTGTATGAAAAACGCGGTACGATTTTGCCTAGTTATGAAGCAGCCATGCAATTACTTGTGGCGTTCAAGAATAAAATTCATTATAACGGCGATACTAAGAAACCTTCTGATACGGTTGTGTATTATGAAGGTCGTAAGAAACCGGAAGACTTGAAAAGTGTAAAATCGCCGAATGAAATCATGGCTGAATATGACAGCTTGATTGGTAAGAAACGTCGATAATTGTCGGATATTTTTCGCTAAATAAAATTTACATCATTTGTAATTTTTTATATTTTACACATAAGGAAAAAATATGTGTAAATATTGCGAAAATTCTTCAGAATTTGAATTAGATAGTGACCGCGATCTTTTTGAAGGTCGTGGTTTAACTACTAAATTATTCATCGTCAATGAAGGCGAAGATTATTATCTTCAGCTCGTTAATGACCTTACTGGCGAAAAGATTAAGACTACAAAAATTCAAGTCTGTCCGGTCTGTTATCATGTACTCGGAACCAGCTATGTTCCAGAAAAACGTGACGAAGTATCTGAGTTCTTCAGTAATCTTTCTGATTGTACTTCGGAGAGCATAGTCGAAGAAGCATGGAAAAATATTCCTAAGTTCGAAGGCTGGTGTGGGTGCGGTTCACAACCTAATTATCCGTATTATCCGCATACTGGTTGTACATCTCAGACAGCTGTTGTATCTCCTCAACCGGATTATATAAACGAAGATCCATTATTGGGTTATTCTCGAAACAGTGCATTGGTTGATATGATAAATGCGACATATAGTGGTCTTGGAGAGATTGACCGTGAAGTGTTACAATAAGTATTTACAAAAAAGAAATTTTTTGTTATATTATGTAACATGAGTGAAAAAATTGCTGTTTATCCAGGTTCTTTCAATCCCGTTCACCCGGGACATCTTCATGTAATTCGTCAAGCCGCACAGGTATTTGACAGAGTTATTGTTCTTATTGCAGAAAATCCTGAAAAGTCATATCCTATTAATCCGGTTCTCCGTATGAAGTGGATTAGGGAAATGACTACAGGTTATGATTGGTCCGACAAGGTTTCTGTCCAGTATACGCCAGAAGCTCTTGTCGATTTTTGCTTTGAAAACAATATTAGTTATATTGTTCGTGGACTCCGTAATGGAACGGATCTTGAATTCGAAAAGACTCAGATGGAATATAACTATTGTCTTTCTGAAAGTCCCGCATCGCTCCAGTATGTATTCTTTACGACACCGGCACATTCTGAACATATGTCTTCTAGTGGCGTAAGACAGTTTGTCAAGTACGGAACTGCTGGAAAGCTCATTAATCTTTATTTCCTCAGCGGCTGGGGAAATTTCCCTGATACGGTAAAAGAAATTTACGACAGATACAAAGGAGTTTAGATGGCCAGATTTATTCTTATTACAGGAATGATGGGTTCAGGCAAGTCTGCCGTTTCTGAACTTTTGCGTAAGAAACATTATATCGTTATCGACAGCGATAGCGAGGTTAAGAAGCTTTACGAAGATCCTGAAATCTATCAGTTCATTGTTTCTCGTCTTGGCAAGGATTATCTTGACGAATACAATAAGATCGACCTGAAGAAAATGCGTATGGTCTTTGCTAGTCCTACGTTGTTTTCTGAAGAACTTATGAATCGTTTGCTTGTCAAGTTTACAAAAAGTGTTGATGATAAGTATTTGAACAGTAAGGAAGTTATCTTCATCGAAGCTGCGCTTACAACGGATATTCAGAAAGTAAGGGCAAGACTTAATATCTTTGATATGGTCATCGTTCATGCTTCTACTGATATTCGTCATAACCGTCTTATCAAGAGAACGGGCTATGCGGATATGTACATGCAGAATCTTGAAGCCCGTCAGTCGTTTGAAAATTTGAATTCTACCACTACGGGAATCAATGTTCCGACGCACCGAGTTTATCATTTGGAAAATAACGGAACTTTGGAAGAGCTGAATACTTCAGTTATTAAAGCCCTTCAGAATCTTGATATTACCCACGATGAAAAGTTTGCAACATATATTCGTTATTTGAAGGAATCACCGACCTATTGTCATGACAATGCTTGGTGTTATAGTTTCTTTAACTGCGGCGGTTGTAATAATTGCCCGTTCCCGTGTAAGAATATCGACAGGGATTACAAGAAACTAAACGAAAAGTTCATTGCCGACCAGAAGAAGGCTAATTCTCCTGAAAAGAAATGGCATGAATATATCGATGCTTGGGCTGACGAATATAATCAGGCTCAAAAAGAAACCAAGGAATTTTACATTACGAGAAGCGCCCGATGACTAAAAAAGATGAATTCGCAATCAACTGGATGACTAATCCAGAAAAAGATGTCGTCAAGGAACCTGAAATAGTTGAAAAGAAGGTTTCTGAAAAAATTAAGAAGAAATTAAAAGAAGAGGAAGAACAGAAAAAACGTGATGCTGAAATCAAAGCGAAAGAAAAGGAACGGCTCGCCAAGAATACGCCGGTTTCTGGTCTTAGCTTCGCCAATGTTAGAAACATTGGTCAGGAACGTGTTGACGAACGTGCACGTAAGGAACGCGAAGCGCATGACGAAGGTGAACGCCGTAAGGCTAAGGCAATCGCGGAAGAACCCGTTTCTGCTGGTTTGTTAGTCAACAGTACAAAGCTTAAATCTGTTGTTGAGGAAAATATCGGTAAATATAACGTTGAAGTTAGACTAGAACCGACTAAATGCAGACGTGACCATAATCTTATCCAATCTGATGGTTATTCTAAGGTAACGATGTATCTGTTTTCTGACGGTTGGAATTCTGATTTTGGAGTCTGGAGCGTTCCGCGCGTGGCAGAATATGCAAAGACATCTCTGGATAATTCCGGATTTAAAACAAGTGAAGTTGAAACACTTGATTCGATGCATAAAACCGTATATTCGTTCAAGATTGATTTAACCTCTATGTTTAAGGCGAAGTAATATGGCTTCAATATCTGACATTATCGAATGTATGAAAGAAATGCATTGGACAAATAAAACGCCCAAGCATATGGAAGAACGATTTTACGAGGAAACAAAAGAACGACTTGTAAATCTTATATTGGAAGGCGTCAAGATACGGTTGCCTGAATATGCGGTATATTTTAATCCGAACGGTCAACAAAATAAACGCGCTTGTAAAGTTAGGGTCATGTATGACCTTAATACTTGTAATAGACAGCGGATTAAACGTTGTCTAGCTACACAAAAACTGGCCTGTGAAGGTTTGACTAAGGATATAACTATAAAGTATATGAATGCTTTAATGTCAAAATATCGTTTAGAACATAAAGATGAATATAAAGAACGTGCAGATGATTATTATGAGGTGTAATCATGACAGAACTTGAAGAAACACGAAAGTTAATTGACGCAATCGATAAGGATCTTTGTCATTGGCTTGATTTCAGGTTATCATTAGCTGAAAAAGTCAGAACACTAAAGACAATGGTCGAAGATACCCGTCGTGAAGAAGAAATTTTGAAGAAGATTGAATATTCTAATGAATATCAGAATAAGAACGCGCTGATGGCAATCTATCAGACGATTTTTGACGAAATGAAGAAGATTCAGTCCAAGGAAATCAATCGTTCCGAATATTATGTGAAGTATAGCGGAAAAAATAAAAATAACGGTGCTCCTCCGTTCTATGCCGTTAAGTATTTCGACGACGAAGCTTCAGCCATAGCCGGAATGCATAAGCTTATCGATAGTGATGCAAATATTGACCAGGCAGCGGTAGTCGACTGTCACAATAGAATCATTCAATCTTATACAAGAGGATATTAATATGAGTACAGAGAAAGGTATCGATGACCTTGTTGCGGATCCTCGTTACCAGGCGGTCGAAAAACGAGTTCAGGAAACAAAGCTTCAGCAGATGATGTGTTTTGATAACGACACACTTTTTAAGGATTACTGGAAAGGCTGTCCGAAGAGGCTTAAAGATTATATTATGTACTATGATACGGAAAATGACTATTATGAATCTGCTACGTCATTCTGCGAAGGATTTCTAATGAAAAACGGCGACGTTACCGAGAAGTTCTACGAATCGATGATGACTTGGCTGTCAAATCTGAAAATCGTGTGTTATTGGCCAGAAAGGTAAAATTAGTAGATTAAATAAAGGGGTTGACAAAACCCCTATTTTTTATTATATTGTACCTATATGAGATATTCTGACGAGACAATCCTTAGCAATATCTGTGACCTCATGGACAGAGCTAAGATTCCGCATAACTGTAACGGAGATAACCTTATCGAAATCAATAAGGAATACAGAATAGAAATCGATAAATCTACTACTCCGTGGCGTTGCACGTTGATGAAAAACGGTGAAAAGGTTTATTCCGCTAATCCGACAGGAATCGTTTTGGCTACTAAGGCAGTTTTAGTTCTCGCAAAGAAGAAAGAAAATGTTTGATAGACTTGAAGAAAATGAATACGGCCAGTTTGTTGAATGGCTCCGCATAAAGTGTAAACGTCCGAAGGGCGATTGGGAGAATGCAATCGCTATGATTTGGAATAAGGATGGCGGAAAGCGTATCAACAAGTGTATCGATATGTTCTTGAAGGAAAAGAAGTTTAAATGATTGTACGAATGAATCACTTGGCCGATCAGGAATATGACGTAGAAATCGAGAATCTTCGTCTTGTTCCCCGTATCGAAGGACCCTGGTTTGAAAATGTATTTATGTGCGATATGTTTAGAATTAAATACGAAGATACTTCTGTAAAGCTTCGTAGCGATTGGTCGGACGTTATCAATCACATAAAGCCGGATAACTGGATTACGTTCTTTAACATGCAGATGAAAAACGAAAAGGGAAATCCTATTTCTATTACGTTTGCTGTAACACCGATTAAGGTCAAGAAAGATTACATGTACTTTAATGTTAAACGTTGGGCAATTTTTGACCCGGTAAAGTCCAGACAGGAAATTATGGAAGAGGATGATGAGTAATTATGTCAATGGTTATTCCTAATGCATATCTTTTTAAGAAGAATGCCGATTTTAATGATCTTAACAAGTGTATTGCAGAACTTGTAGACCTTAAGAAGAAATACCATGAATGGTTGCTTAAGGAATTTGCTGAACATGATTATATGAATAAGGATATTTGTCCTATGGGCGATTATAAGACTGACTGGAATCGTATTCGTTCATTCGGCAAGATGTTAAAGAAACGTTCTGAAACAGCAGAACGTGCAGTTGGTTTCGATTTGAGTTTTAATGCTACGATTTATTGTCGACAGGTAAACGGCGTAAACTTTATTGTCGTTCAGTTCTTTCCCGGGATGCATGCCAGCCAGTTTTTAAGGACTAAGCCGATTAACTGGCCAGAATATTGGTACACCAACCAGTGTACTGACGGGTGCGAGGATATTCCGGATTATCCTGAACGCGAAGAATTTTGGGAAGGACTTTTTGAAAAGTCTGGTATTCCGTCTGAAAACGGGTTTAATTTTGAATTGATTCCGATGGCTGATTGGGATTTCATGGAATTAGCCCATGACATTTATGATGTAATTAAAGAAAAACAGGAAAAGGAGTCCAAAAATGCTAAGCAAAAATGATGTTGATAAGACACTTGAAGACTACGATAAGCTCGTAGATCGTGCACAACAGGTGTATAATCGTCTTTATACTGAACTTTATAAAAAGCATGCTGTTCCAGGATTCTCCGATTGGTCTTGTGGTCAGCTTTTCAAAGGACGTGATTATTATAATATGCATGTTCGTCAAACCGATCGCAAGCCAGATTATATAGATTTTGGTACTGACGATACCGATAGGGATGGCGATTATATTGGTTATACTGAATTTAAAAAGGAATTCCTTTACGATGACGAAGCATTGACCAAGTATATCAAGGAAGAAGACGAAAAATATGAAGAACGAGCTCGTCGTCAACGTGAACGTGCTGCGAAAGAACGTCAACTCACGAAGGAAAGGCTAGAAGCGAAGGAACGCGCTGAATACGAAAGATTAAAAGCAAAATACGGAGACAAGTAATGAAAAATCTTCTTACCGGAAAAGAAAAGTTTTTGTGGGTTTTTTGGGATCATAAGTCTGCAATAAATCATTCGCTCGAACGATTCGAACAGGAATTCAAGGCTATTGACCCAGTAATCTATGCACAACTGAAAGAAAAGTATAATCTTCATTTTGAAACTGCTAATATCTGGCCGGAGAATTATAAGAAGCTTGGATTTGTGGTTAAAATCTGCTACAATAAGCAGAAGTTTAAGTTTATTTCACAAGTTGAAGAATTCAAGATTCAGCGATTTTCTACATATTGCGATTTCGAAGGTTATTACTTGGATATGGTTTTCCAGAGTACAATGTATAATTCCCTTCAGGAACTTTTCGATGCGGTTGTAAAGACCAAACATGATTTTGACGAACGAATTTCGATGTATGAAGCAAATGCTGAAAAGTACATTAAGTATATGGATGCAGGCTTCATGTTTAACGATATTCTTGACCCGAATCGTGACGGTAATGCTGAGGTTTACTTGTATGTAAATGAAGTCGACAAGTATCTTGGCATGCTTCCGGCAGATGCGGAAAAGGACGATTACAAGAAGTTCGTTATCGAAACTTTCAAGGAAAACTTCACGGATGAAGGCGTTACTGTTAATTACGACTCTGGCTGCTGGGTAATTACATACGAACAATGGCTTGTTATCCGTGACGAACGTGCAAAAGAAAAGAAAGAACTGGAAGAGAAGAACAAGCAGTATAAAAAGCTTCTCGACGCTATAAATAAATAACATGAAATTTGATACTGACTGGCATACATTCAAAGATTCTAGCCCATGGGATAATCAAGACCAATGGGATAAGTCTTGGTGTATTCTGGTCAATATTAAATTATATCCTTGGAATAAAGATGATCCTTACGAGATAGTCAACGCGAAGATTGTCTTTGATAAGGAACATAATTGTTGGGATTGGGCGAAGCCAGTAAAAGACAACGATTTCGACGTAGATTGTGACCATCATGTATATGATGCTGGATGGTGGAGGTTCGTAGAGGAAGAACTATGAAGAACAGACAAAAAGACAGATATGAGAAGAAGCTCCTCCGTTTTATGAAAGAGCATGATAACCTTTGGGAAAAGTCTAAAGATTCTAATGGTTTTGTCAATGTGGAAAAATGGCGACAGCTTTCGGATGATTTAGAAAAACAGTACGGTATGACCGAGGCTGACCGCCAGCGTGCTTATTCTTTGCACAGACACCACTCTGACAGGCATTATTGGCATGATACGCAGTTCTATAAGGGCGAGCAAAAACAAAAGGCCTACGACCGCGCAGAACGCAACGGTTCACGTGCCCAATATTCGGATGAAACTTTAGAAGCCTTTGATAAGGCTGAACAGGATTGGATTTTAGATGTCTTCGACTGGCAATAAAGAACCTACATGGTCAGAATGGTTGGATTGGGGCCAGGATGACCTTTACGATACAATCTATCATGAAGTTCCAGGTAGTAACTGGAGCGACGTTGAAATAGAATTTGAATATGAAGACGGTCATACAAGTAAGGCTTATATGGTTCCATGTGAAGAATGTACCACCGACTATGATGATTGTTGGAAATCATATGATTTACAGGATGAAAATTACAAATGGCCGTGTGATACAAAAGGTGTCAAAAGATGGCGTTATTTAAATGATTGGGAATAAACTATGATTGATTTCACTAAAAACGATTTCGCAGTAAATAATTTTTGTAAAAACATCGTAACTTGGAAACGCATCGCGGAAGAAGCCAAGGGTAACGAAGACAAGATGGCAATTTTCGCGCTTCCAGAACCGATAATCCGCGAATATAAAAAACCTGGTTCTGATGGCGGTGAAGTTATCAAAATGAAGTTTACGGCTATGACTATGCTTAAGCTTCCTAGCGGCCAGCAGATTTCTATCTTGGTTCGTTTTGACGAAAACGGTAAGCCTTTATTTGGCGTTTCCGAAGACATTATGAAATTGTTTGTTGAAGAACGTAAACCAGAAGAATCTAATGGAAATTAAAAAAGAAATTGTCCAACAGCTTCATAAAGAAACCGGTGACGGAATGTTAGTCTGTAAGGCTGCATTGCGTCATTTTGACGGTGATTTTGCTAGAGCCAAGAGATCCTTGGAAAAACATCAGTGGCAACGACCCTTGTGCGGTGTCGTTTGTCTTGATTCTGATATTGATATTGATAGAATCAGATATACTGGTGGTGACGATTTCGACCAGTTTGACTTTGATTTCTGGCATAATAAATTCTTCAAACGAGAAGAAGTATACCTGAAAGCGGACGGGACTATCGATTATGATAAATCCGGCTGGCAGAAACGTATTGCTGATATTCGAGAAGCCGAAGCTATCGAAGCTGAACGTAGACGTTTAATTGACGAGGAAATTGCGGCATGGAAGATTCCTACTGTTGCCGATATTATTATGTCGAGCGTAAAACAGTTCAAGGATAAAGTTAAATTCCGTGACCAGTATTTTATCTATAAGTTTACCAAGAAATATCTGGAAGAAGCGGGAATGAAATATAGTTCTTATTATCATAAGGGCGATAAAGACTTTTCCTGGTTGAAATTTCCTATGGAAGACTATATGAAATGGAATAAGATAGATTTTGACGGTTCTAAATATACGTTTAATGGAAAATCTGTCTTATTAAAAGAACTGTTGAAGAAGGTCTAATGTATACTGGATATTTTGCAAAGTTAAAAACTTATGAAAAAGCCGGACTAGTTCCGGTTTCTATTGCTTTAAAGGCACCAGACTGGTATAAAGGCCTTGAATATAAGGATCTTGCGCCGAACTGGGATATTTTGAGCAATTGGAAGAACGGCGAGCACAAAGGTGACGTAGAATATTACAAGGAGCAGTTTCAGAAACAGATTCTTGATAAACGTAGTATTACTACTGTTGTATGGAATTTACTGGAATTGACAAAGGTATCGCCGGATAAGATTATACTTCTGTGTTATGAAAAACCGGAAGATTTTTGCCATAGGCATTTGGTCGCAGACTGGATAACTGAATATTCTATGTTTTTATCCTATTGTATAATAGGCAAGGTAGAAGAATATCCAGGAAAACCTGTTGTACTTACAGATGAAGACATTCAAAAACTTAAGGAGCTAGGATATGAAGGCGTCGTTCCCTTATGAAGAAATCGTAGATAACGGTTTACGTATTTACAAGAAAAATCTGTATGGAAATGAAGGATTAGACAGTATGGATAATCCTTATAAGCGTTGCTGGCACTGTAATAAGTGGAAACCAGCAAAAGAGTTTTCACCAGTCGTATTACTTTCATATCCGGCACAATATGAATGCCTTGAATGTAATAAAGAATATCAGGTCGTTCCTAAAGAAATTCCAGCAGAAACTCTTGGTCCGGTCAAACTATATGACGATAAAAATCTATCTTTATCATCAGTAACACTTTCATACAAGGCTAAGATAAATCAGTCCAATACCGGCGTGGTTTATTGCCCACATAAGATAGATGAAGAAAATAAGTAAGAATTATATCGCAAGCAAGTATAGAGATAAAAAGGAAGTCGACATTGAGGATGTTCGACTTCTTATTGATGTATATCAACGCCGGATTAAACGTCTGAAGTTTCTTTTGAACGATTATAAAAAGAAGTCAAATGAAAGATATTGGAAACTCATGCATAATGCATGGTGTAGTGAATCATACACGATGAGATTCATAGAATGTTTTAAGAACAAACTGGAAGAACTTAACGAATCTGACTGGAAAGAATTGGAAGACTATATAAAAGAACATTCGGTTAATAAGAGGTGAATATGAAATTTAAAGTAACTGCAGACGTTCAGGTAACATGCGATAAATGTAATCATGCTTTTACATTATTGGCTGGTAGTTTTATCCATGACGCATGGGTATGTGAGAAGCGTTCCATGGGTAATGAATATGAACATGTTATCGGTAGAACCGGAGAATGCCCGAAATGTAAGGCTTCTTATATTGTAAACGTAACTGCCTATGAATATCCGAAAGACTGTATTAACTATAAAACAGAAGAAGTTAAGGGAGTAACGATTCGTAGTCCTTATAGTATTCCATACGAACAGGTTTAAATGATTGACGATAAATTGACAGAACGTGTACAGTCTAAGATTCTTAGTGCAAGATATGATATGTATCTTTGGGCTTGGATTAAAGGCGACGAATGGCTCAAGCAAGAGAATGAAAAATTGGTTGCTGACGGTAAGCAGGCAATGTATGCTACCGTCGAAGAATATTATAAGTATTATCTAAAGTATTGGTGTACAGGAAAGGCCTGATATGAAAATTTCCGAACTTATTGAGTTTTTGAATGAACAAAAAGACCAGCACGGTGACATCGAAGTTTGGTGTTATAATTATATCGATGATGACCAAGGTTTTATAAAGTGTCCGCTCAATAAAGAAAATTTTTATAATGATAAAGATTTTTATCTGGCTGAAGACGGTTGTCATTATGATATAGCCGGCGGTAAAAAAGATATGTTAGTAATTGATAGGTAATTATGGATAGAAAACGATTATATCATGATAATTTTGTAGAATTGATGTTGGAAGGCGATACCTATGTCGTCGTTAAAAAACAGCCGAAAGTTAAAGTAAAACATCGTTCAATAAAAGAAGACGTTAAGTTAATACAGTCTACTGATACAGTTAAGACATTCTTGCCTCGTTTTAATATGGTACATTCTGTATTTAATTGTCCATCGGTAAATGGTACTCTGATATTCTTTACTACGGATGGAGACCCGTTAAGATATTGCTGTGGTAAACATGAATTATTTTCCAGAGATTTCGAAGAACTCGTAAATATCGCATCAAAAGAATATAATGCAGAATCTTGGATATACGGAATGGCTTATCGTGATTATGCTCCGGAAACTGGTTATATTTTGCTGCTTAAGAAAAAGGAATCTTTGAATATGAAAAAAGATGATTTTGCTTATCATCTAGCAGTTAAAACAGATAATCCAAAAATAACATTCCATTATTTCCGTCCGTTGAAATGTAAAGATTCTTATGGTGAGTATATTGATTACGATGTGTTAGAATCTAAGTTTTGTAAAAAATATAAAGTTAATCAAAATAACTTAATCCGATTAGAAACTAATTGTGGTTATAATGGTGATTATGCTTATCTTGAATTAAAAAGCTGGAAAATAGTTCCGGGAAGTGCATATAGCAAGAGTTAAAATTTTTATATTGTAGTTATGTTTGGACAGTATTACACAGACGAAGAAACTAAAGATTTGCCGACTCTGTTTGTATCAATATTTATCGGTAAAGGTCAGAAGTATCGTATCAAGGTACCCGATATTATGGACGACATGAGTAATCCGCTATACATGGTTGCTATTGCCACCCATGATATGTATCGTAATTCTGGCGTTGTGTTTGCTCCGTATATTCATGTAATATTGTCAAAACCGGTTGACCATATAGACCTTACAGTTACTGTACAAAAAGGAGAATTATCCTGTGATTCTAACACCTAGGGTACAAGCTAAGTTTACTTTAGAAAGCCCGGATGACATGTCGCATCTTACGCCAGTACAGATGGCCCAGATAGAGCGTGATATGGAAGTTGAAATTATGAAGGGCGTTTGGGACATGCGTAAGAAATTCATGGTAGATATAGTAAATAAGCATGCTGGTGATTTGATAAATGTTGGTACTATACATCAGATAGCTCTGGAAATTGCAGCTGTTATGAGTGCTAATTATATCGGACATGTAAAGAACGAAATGGATGCTATCTATTGTTTCTTGGCGAATATTTTTAGCGATATAGTTGTTTGTCCGATGAGCTGGACTTCTTACGATAGTACGGAAGCTCTTAAGTCTTATATAGGTCCATACTGGGAAGTTGATATTAAAATTAGTTAAAAGGGAAAAATATGAATAATGAATCTATGAAAGTTTTTGGTCAGTTGGCTAATATGCCGAATATTGCGAAGAATTATCTTTTCAGAATTCGTTTCTGGTCATATAAGGATGAAAAGTATGACCATGAATTGATGTTAAGGGCAAAGAGAATTATTAATGAATCTTATATTACTTTTGACGAATTCGAAGATTTCTATGTCTCTAAGTTGTTCGACGGACAAAAGGAGCCGTTAAGGTATAAGATTTTTATTGACCTCTTTGACGATAAGTTACAAGAATGTAAGCATACTAAAGAATTTACGGCCGATCTTGAAATACAACCTATTGCTGAGTTAGACCAAGAAGCTAGTGTAAAGTTACGTCGTACAGTTAAACTCACTAAGGTATAATTTATGTCTGATTTGGAAAAATTAACAGATGCTCTTGAATCTCGGGGTTTTTATTATACAATGAATACTCCAATCAATGCTCCGAAAGACTCTATAACCAATCTTATGGTTTCTATTAAATTTAATAAACATTCTAAGATTGTTTTCTATTTTAAAAATGAAACATTCGTCATTGGTGCACCGGATTATAGAAACATAAATGATAGTTGTTTAATTTTCCGAGATTTGGATGAAATGCTTAATGACTTTGTTGTGAATATATATCCAGACCGTTCAGTTACTCCTGGAAGTATTTGGAAACATTTTAAGGGAACTACAGCGAAGGTCATTACCATTTGTCATCATTCTGAAACCGGTGAAGAACTTGTAGTTTATGAATGCTCTGGAAATTCTGGCAAAACTAATCATACAGACGGTATCTATGCAAGGCCGATAGATATGTTTTTGTCAGAAGTTGACCATGAAAAATATCCGGATGTAAAACAGAAATACCGTTTAATAAAGGTAAGCGATGGAGAATGATACGATAAATTATCGAATCCAGATGACTAATGATGCTGTATTCCATGTTATTATCAGTATTTGTAAGGATAAGGAACTATGGTCACGGTTCACTACGAAGCCCTGGTGCGAAACCAGTGCTGTAGCCAGTGTGTTTTCTTGTGATTTTTCTATTTGCGATAAGGTGAATGCCGATATGAAACTTGCTGCCAAGGAATTGAATGTATTTTCGTCTGAAGGCGGTCTAATTGAGGCACATCATTTAATTAAACAGAAATTGAAGGATATTTGCGGATGTGATGTCCTTTTTGATACAGACTATTAAAGGAGAAATTTATATGTGTCAATTTTGTGAATGGCTACACAGTATTGTAGATAGAGAAAATTTGAAGGTTCTTGACCCGGAACGAAAGAATAATCGAGCATTTTGTTCTGGTTATAGTATTGATTATCGCAAGAACATTGGTCCTGATACTATTTTCATGGGCGGCGAGCTCATTATTGAAAATAACCAGTTGATACTTTTTGGAAATGACTGGGAAGAATGTGCCGTTAAACTCAACTATTGTCCTGAATGTTCGACACCGTTGGATTGGGCCAAGAATAAGCTTATGTCGATTGCACAAAAGACTGTTAATCCGGAAGTTCTGGCTGACGATTATATTTTGAAGAAGACAACGGAGTTCTTTTTGCAAAAGGCAGAACATAAAAAAATTACTTGCGAACCGATTGACAGCGAAACTGATGTCAATAGTTTCCAGTGTGGCGATTATACTGTTGATATTAACATGATTGGTCAGCTTTTCATTTATGACAACATGGGTAAGGAAATGTATTCCGGCTATAATCATGACGAAGCAATGAAGGTCTTGAAAAATGAAACGTAGGGTATCTTTTAAAAATAATTTGAATTTTGTGCATATGATGGCTGCAAAAGATTTGGATGCTTATAAGAAACTGAATGTTGTAGCTTCTATATTCATGTTGAATTCCAATGATGTGGATAAGCTCGATGACCTTCCGAATATTCTGAAGCATTATATATCGTATGATCCAAACGACACCGAAAAAGATGCTCTCGACGCATTGACAGACAAGATTCAGGGTTTTATCAACGAAGAAATATTTTCAAGCATGGACTACTGATTATGATTGAACGAGAATATTGGAAATTGTATTACGAGAATCAAGAACTTTACGATAAGCTGAGCACGACGAACGAGTTTGTCAAACAGTTCTTGGACCTCATTCGTGATAATAAGATACAGTTGACTATTCCAGAATTAGGCCTTAATCTTGCGACTGATTGCGGTCCGTATGATACAGATGAAGAGTTTTTGAAAGAAATCCTAAATGTGTATCATAATTTGACAAATACTTAAAAAATCGGCTATTATTCATCTCAGTGACTAATAGCCTTTATTATTTTTACTATATTATTAACTATGAAATACTTATACTCAACAGAAGAAGCAGACGGTACTTATAAAATCGAAGTATCTCATAAGGGTGCGTCGTTTTATTGCTATCTGGATAAATACGATAATTTTATCAAGATTCAACCGACGCCACGTTATCCGTATGATATTATGAGTATTTACAACCTAGCTATCAAGAATAAGAACAGAACTATTATTGACGAGTGCGAAGACCTCATCAAGAAAATTAAAGGAATTGACTTATGAATTTTCATGAATTTTATACGAAGATTAAGGAACTTGGCCTGACTGTTATGGTTTCCCGTTCATCTCAAAAGTATAACGGTGTGTCATATCTTGCGCCAGTTACAATTAGAATTATCAATGACTATAAGGTTACTTTAACTACACCTCCAGTGTCTTTACTTATTATTGCGCAGACTAAAGATATGATAGATTCTAATTCTATTGATCATTCTGTTACAAGTTTCGAAGGTATCGGTGAAATGGTTGATTTACCAAAAAATTGGAATTATACATATCTTTTAACATCCAAGGATTATCCGTATAAACCGGTATATCTTTTTGATGATTATACTGACATTTATAATGCTATCGCAGAAGGATTAAAAGTATGAGAAAAGAAATTAAGATAGAAATGGTATTTCGTGATTTTCTTCCAGAAGATGTAGAAACTATCGGATTATATAAGAAGATTCTTGTAAAGACAACCGATGGCGAATACTTTATCGGTTCCTTGATTAAGAACCATATCGGTACTGTATTCTTCAACAGCGGTAGTTTCAATTATTCTATGAAAGAAATCGCATTATGGGCTTTTATGCCGACGGTAGCATAATGAAAAAATTATATTTAGTTAAGAATGGCTATGAGACAGGATGAAAAGAAAAAGAAGGGTAAAATATGTCAATAGAAGATATTAAAGCGAAAGGCTTAAAAGCATGGTATGTTAAAGATAAAAAATCTGGAAAATACGTTTCTGTTAAATATGACGGTAGTTATGAATTTGTAGACGAACCGTATATATTCTGTATGAGTTTAGAATGTTTACGTAATAGATTAACAAAACCGTATTTTTCTTATTATAGTAGAGAAGATGGGAAAATAATTACTAATATAATAGCAACGCCGATAATAAATGATATAGAAATTATAGAAGCCTAATTATGAGCGCAAATACTGAACTGTTAAACCATATTATCGATAATACATTAGTAAAAGACGTAAAATCGCCAGTTTATCGACCGATTTGCATTGCGTTATTGGCCAGAACCAGTCAAGCTTGTAAAAATATAAGCTTTTCTAAAGATATAACCCATGCGACAACAAATACATTTAAAATCGATTTTTCTGACGCATATAAGTTGTCTATCGATGAAACTATGCCTGAAATTGTCTCGATATTGACTAAAACATTGATTGATTTTTTCAAGGATAAGAAAGCGACTATACATTTCTGCTATTTTACGTTTTTCGATATTAACAAGAAACAATGTACCCTCAGAGTGGATTATACAGAAAATGCCTGATATGACAGAAGAAGAAGTTGTTAAATTATTTGTAAAATATGTCAAGGAACAGAAGATAACTGTATATGCTGACTCCGAGACAAAAACACTCCATGTTTTCAAAACACCTGAAAATGCACCATGGAAGAAAAAGTATGAACTTGAAAGAAGCTGAAATTTAAGAGGGCTTAGTGAAGAATGAAACTAAATTTATATTTAGTTACAAATCATAAAACTGCCACAAAGAGAAATCCAAATGGCGGAAGTGACGTATCTATAAAAAATATAGAACATATTAAAGTATTTAGAGATATTGACAGAGCTAAAAATGTAATTAAGGAATGGTATAATTCTTGGCCAAAGACTGGCTATTTTGAAAGCGACGGATATGAGGTAACAAAGAAAGAAATTTTATGTGACGGCAAAATAGCTACTGTTTGTTATAATGTATTCGGATGCGGCAGTGTCGTTGACCAATATTTACTGGAGGAAATCGAATATGACGATTGATGAATTTAAAGAACTTTGCAAGAGCTATTTGCCGGAATGTCATTTCAAGGATAACGGTACTTGCGGTATATGTTGTTATAACCATGGCGACGATATTTATTCTATCGTTGTAGCCTTGCTTCCAGATGGTCGTTATGCTGTTTATGACCAGTGGCGAGATATTACGATTACGAAAGATATAGACTATATGAAGAATTGGCTTAAACACAAACAAGGATAGTATGAAAATATACGTCGTAACTGCAGAAGTTAGCTATATACGTTGTGATACTCCACGAGACGAATCTGAACGTAAAGGTACACATATCCAAGGCGGTTTTAAGACAGTAGAAGAAGCCGAAAAGTGTATTCAGGACAAGATTGATGAAGTAGCGAAGCTATGTGAGACTGAACCCATGTATCATCATGATTTTACCAGATATACGCATGGTTGTCACTGGTTAGATACGTTCGCGACAAAATCTAGCGATTGGTGTGTCATGGAACGTGTTTCGGCTCATTTTGAAATTGAAGATATAGAAGTTCCAGGGTTGTAATTATGATTGAATATAGAGAAGAACCTACAGAAGAAAACCAGTATTCTATGGGTCGTTCACAAATGAGTGAACGTGAAATCTGGGATGTCGAAGATAACGGCGGATTCAAGAAAGTCATCATATCCGGTAATGTTACTAACCTTCAAGAGTATAGAAAAGACTCGGTATCGCTCGCTATCGAGGAATATCGTGAAAGACGGATGGACTGTGGCCAGGCTGTTGTTGTATTTGCGTTGGGTCCCGATTTTGAACTTGACATTAATAAAATTTACGGTAAGGTGACTAAGATTGAACCATGCACCGATAATACATACGATGTTGAAATTACGCTGTTAGATACTCCTTCCGGTAATACTATTTGGAATCTCGTAAAGGGTTGTGACTTATATAACCTTGATATTGTAGCCGACGGATTATGCTTGAATTTGCCCACAGGTAAGAGATTTACAAACTTGTTGAATTTTAAGATAGAGGTTATATGATGCGACATGTAGCAAATTTTTTGGATCCTTATTGTGAAGCCAGACTCATGGAAGAAATTGTTAAGGAAGGTAAAGGCGATATTGAAATTCGTGAAGACGAAAACGACCATTCGCCGATTGTCTTTAGTAAGAAGTTGAATAGGGGTATTAGTCTGGAAAGCTTATGTGCTGTGTTTCCTTATGATTGTATTGCTGAAAAAGTAGTAGAAACTTTTGAGGCTGCTATTACGGCTGAAGCGGCTTTGGATGATATGGATAACGTATTAGATGATTTAAAAGGAATTTCTAATGACTCTAAATTATATAGTTAACCTCAATGTAGGTAATGATGTATATGAGGAAGTACATGTTCATGTAGAATGTAATTCCTTTGAAGAAGGCATCGAAAAAATTAAAAAGTCATATAAAGATTATGACATAGCGAATATTATTAACCTTTACCCAGAAGCAACAACTGATGGAGAATCCTGGTGAGCTGTTCTGAATATTTAATGTTACCGGAAAATACACATAATATGACTTATTATGTAAAGGTATATTATTATTTTAAAAATGAAAAGAAATATGGATATACCAAGAATTTCTATCCTGGTAAATGTAAATTATCTTTTGAAAAAGGCGCACTTCATAGTGGGTGTAAAACGGGCAAAAGATTACGCAGAAGAAAACCCGGGTTTTTTAATCCGTTTAATAAAAATTTTCTATCTTATGAATATCAAGAATGCGAAGAACATTATTCATGGATTGCAGACTGTATTATGTTAAGAGGAGAACATCCGTTAATACCGTCAGAAGCCTGGTCCAAAAATATGGAAATTGCTTCTTTTAAAGAGTTTACTCATGATATAATTAAAGGTGAAGAAAAATATCCATTGTATACACTTGTTATTAATGGTAAGGAATATGACCGGGATATGCTGAAAAAGAATATAGACCGTTTTAATGCTATTCTTGAAAATGGATATATTCAGAATTGTCTTAACGTTTTAGATTAATGGCGATATTTTATAAAGGAAGATAAACAATGTTGTTTTTAATCAATTTTTCTTTAATAATGACATCGATATTACTTTTTATATATGGAATCGTCGGATTAGACGGGCCTGCAGAAAAAGAAGCTGAACTTTGTATGAAGATAAGTCCTGTTTTTTGCGTAATTGCGTTAATCATAACAATAATTTTTAAATATATTATATAAGTAGAATAATGATTATAGAAGAATACAAATTTACTTGGAAATCGTTCGAAGAAGAAATACCAAAATCACATAAAATTATTTTGGTTCGTTCTTCTAAAGAAACCATAAAAGATGCTCAGTGGGCTTTTATATCTGACGATAAGAAAATGATATATGCCCATGATATGAAATGGTTTCGCTATGTTTCGAGATGTAAGAAATGGCTTTGGTGTTATGATAAAAGTATAGAACTTATTAAATAGAGGAAATTTTATGGCTACTAGATACGTAACTTTTAAAAGATTTACAACAGAAACAGGTACACCGATGATTCAGTTCCTCGGTATTACAACTTATAAGCCTTGTTGGGTTCAGTCAGTTCCAGAAGATTATATTCCTGTAACTCCGCTTATCAAGGATGAAGCTGAAATAATTACGGTTAATCTTGAAAATCCACCACTTGAAAATTTGGAT